TATTTCAATTTCGGTACCTTCAGGGAAAAGACCCCAGGCAGCGGCACCCATGTCGGATAACATCTTTTCTACTTTTGTAATTTCGGCTTTATCCCGGCTTGTAGTCTTCCCGATCCGGATAGGCATTCCAAAGAGTTCTCCAAAAGCATCCCAGAACGCTAACATGTTCTTTTTGCTTATTGCCTGAGGTGATATCTTCAGAAACAATCCTAAATCAAATGGGTTACCCGCTTCGATACACCATGTAGCCAGTTCGCCGGTCCGATAATCAATACCCATAGTTGGGAGATCACCGACCTCCTTTACAATTACCCCAAACTCAGGCATCACATGTTTCCGCGGTACAAGAGTTGTATTTTCAAACTGCCGTTTATCATCAACGGTAACAATGTCTCCAAATTGAATTAATGAGTGACCCCAGTACCGGGAATCCAATGCCAGGGAAATGAAATTTTTAAACCATTCCGTTTCAAATATCTCAGTTATATCGGAATTTTCCTTTTTCCCTTTTTTGTCTACCAGTTTAAATGATTTGCGTTGTGTAAATCCTTTGCGCTGTGATACGGCACCGGTAAGATGAAGATCAATATCTACATCAGTATAAACGTCGTACAAGCGGGCACGCCGTGGATGTTCTACCACAATAGCCATTTGCCAGGATTGCCGCCAGTCTCCAATATCTTTTTTAGTCAGATATTGAGTACGATTGGCTAGTTCTATAATCATAGACTTGACGTGTTCTTGTTTCACGTTGTCCATTGCCAGTAGCATTTCGGGAGTATAGCTCATTATTGTTTGAAGTTTGAAGTTTAAAGTTTGAAGTTACCAGTCATTACGCTGTTTTGGGAGTGATCCGTATTTTATATCACTACCTATGTCGGTTCCGGTGGAGTCGGTTAAGGGTGGTAGTTCCGGTGATGCTTTTCCTGCCTGTACATCTTTTAGCCATGCAACGGCACTTTTGTAACGCGTTTCACGTATTTCAAATCCCATTTTTTTGGGTAACCAGGCGATAAGATGATAGAGTGCCATGTCACAACAAACCATAACTAACTGCGAGTTTCGGGCATCACCTTCAGCTATAAATGCGGCAACTATATCGTACCGGTTACGCAGGTAAGAACTGATTTCTTCCCGTGCGTAGTTTTCCGCTTTTTGTCGGGTGGCTTCGTCTGACTGCTGAATTACATCGAGTGTAACGGCATCGGTAACGGCTGAATAATCGGATTGAGTTAAAAACATGATTAAAATGGTTTAAAGAGTTTGAAAAGTTTGAGGTTTGAAAAGTTACCTGGTACAATAAAGTGCCATCTTTTCAATATTGGTAATGGTTAATCCTTTTTTAAATGTGCCTTCCTTTATAAGTTCCTTCAGGTTCTGTTTTGATTTAACCAGGGGTTTTCCATTATACCATAATACAAAGAATTTATTTCCTGTTTTCTCGAAATAACGGTTCGCTTTTCTGACAGCGCGTTTAACCAGGATATTTTCATACTTGCGTTTTAGAAAGAAAAAGAATTTTAGCATAATGTGTGTGTTATTTGATTATTGTTATTTTGGGGACATTGGGGACATTTGTGACCATTACCATGTATTCTTGGAAGTTGACCGGGCACCCAATGAAGGCGAATAGATTTCTGCACGGGTACGCTTTTGAAGAATGTAAATAGCACCTTCGTCGGCATCGGGAGCATCATCGTGCGTGCGAGAGCCTTTTTCAAAGCTCAGGGTCTGTTCAATACCGGTAAGCATATCACGATCGGTTTTCATGGCTTCATTGTACCACACAAAACCACGTTCCCATAATGGACTGACAGCTTCCACACGTTGGTATTTGTCAGGCTTTTTGCGTTGATCAGGTCGGATGGGTAACTGATAACCCCGAAGATTACCTTCAGTGGTGAACTCATCCAGGATAATGTCCTGCAAAAAATTTGCTTCCATGTAATAATCACAAATGACACCTTCTGGCATGGATTCATGTAAGTCATAGAACCAACGCACCATCTCTGAGGCTGAACACTGCCTTACAAATGCTTTAATGTTATGAAGCTCGGTGCCTATTTTACCCCACACTTTTATGGCCTTATAGTCGTTTTTGGTGGTGCCTTTAAAGGACGGGTCACAATAGGCAACGATGCTTTCATATTTATGCAGGGCGGGAAACTTTTTCCACCTCACCCAGTCATTTTTAAATACAGCCCCTTTTGTTATGGGGTTATTCATATATTCTTTTTGAAACGAGCGGTACCCCATAAAGAGTTCTTTCGCTTTGATCCGCTCATCAGTCCAGTACTCAGGCCACGACGGTTCCCCGTTTTTATCCCTCACATTTACCTGAAGTACATATACCGTTTCGATGGCTGCAATATTGGCCAGTACGCTGTTCTTTCCAATTAAATTACCTACCATGATAAAGCGACCGCCTTTGGCAGAAAAAGAACCGAATAAGGCTTCTTTTACCCAATCTGTCATCTTACTTACACGCGCTTCATTCTCTACCAGTTCGTCATCATCCAAGTCATCAATAACAATGTAATCTGGTCGGTTTTCCTTATATCGTAAACCACGTGGGGACTGACCCCTACCGCGTGAGAAAAATGCACAATCATCTGCCGTAACAAATTCACCTTCTGTCCAACTTCCGGCATTGTATTGTTTACCAAAGTCATTTATATACCTTTGGTTATACTGTAATTCTGCCTGAACATCCCCCAACAAAGTATCTGCACTATCCTGACTTTTACCCACCAACACCATCACGTTAATTTCGCGTTTCTTCTGACATTTAAGCCAGAGCGGAATCATAATGTCGACATGGGTAGATTTTGCATGCCCACGAGCCCACTTAAATACAGCCTTTATGTCTGCATTATCCTTTATTTTGTTGGCTGCTTTAACATGAAATTTTGCATTTGGAATAACAAGTCCCGTCTCTTTGTCCACGCAGTAATGTGGAAAATAGTAGGCAACAAAAGCATTGTAGTCTTTACGTACTAATTCGATACGTGCTGATTTTTGGGCATGAGTTTCCGACTTGTTTACGGTAGTTTGACTTTGCACGGATGTACAATGTTCTTTCCATACCCTTAATGCTTCCTTCTGTTCTGCCGCCGTCATGTTACTTTGTTAGATGTTCGGAAATATACAAGTCTTGATATTTGTTGATTGCTTTCACCAATTCGGGTGTAACATTGGCATCGAACGATGAACGGTACTGAATCCATTTACCAAAAGCCATAAATACTTCAATTGCGTCAACTATGTTGGCCTTTTTATCCAGTTTTTCAATAACAGATGCCAGTTTTGAAAGCTTATCACTTAATCCCGCTAAAGCTGCCGGATCATTACTGGCATTAACTTCATCCAGTAGTTTATTGACGGTTACCAATAACTTATTCACCAACTCGGGACGGGTGATGTTTTGTGCCGCTTTTACACTTTCCCAACCACCTGTTTTTACCCATTTTGAAATGCTGACCGCCGACGCTCCTACCTTTTCGGCTATACTTTTTTGAGCTTCACCTTGCAAGTATAGTATCCGGGCGTGTTCTTTCTTTTTCTCCTGTTCTTTCCTTGTTGACATATTGACATGTTTAATACGCTGCAAATTTGAGGTTATTTGAGGGTAATAAAAAAAATGTGTGACAAAATGGCAGTACTTTTTTTATGAATGATGGGAAACGTATTTCTTTGCACACGACAATCAACAACAATTTAAGAAAACGCCAATGAGCTATGATGTAATTATCAGTAATTCCAACCTGAACTGCTTTGGATTCCGGGTATTGACAATGGGTATTGATATAATTCAGTTTGCCCGCAATCCGATAATGCTTTGGATGCATAACCGGCCATATAGCGGAAATACTGATTCAGTGCTTCCACTGGGTACGATCGAGAACATACGCATTGAGGGTGACGAACTGAAAGGAACAGTCAAGTTTGATGAAGCTGATGATTTCAGCAAACAAATTAAAGCCAAATGGGATGCCGGTACTATACGAATGGTAAGTGCCGGACTTGACCCGATTGAACGAAGTGAAGATGCTGCTTACTTACTTCCCGGACAACGCTATGCGACAATCACAAAAAGCAAACTTATTGAAGTGAGCGTGGTGGATATGGGTGCAAATGATGATGCCCTGGCATTATATAACGATGGAAAACTAATTACCCTAAAAGCGGGCGGAAATAACGAATTTTTACAACCAATTAATAATCATTTAAAAGAAAAATCAATGAAACTCATTGCCTTAAAATTGGGTCTGTCTGAGACGGCAACCGAAACTGAGATTTTAGCCAAAATTGCTGAAATCACATTATCTGCCGGAACGGTTGCAAAACTGGAAGGTGTAATTGCTACGCAAAAGTTAGCTGTAGAAGGATTGGAAAAAACAGCCGACGAACAGAAAGTTGTTGCCCTTGCCGCCTTGGTTGATGGTGCTATCACGTTGAAACGTATCACAGCTGACAAACGTGAACAGTTAATCAATCTGGGAAAAACAATTGGTGTTGACGAATTGACAAAAACACTGGAACTGATGGCTCCATCGCGCAAACCGGGTGACTTCATTAATCTGGCTCGTGGAGGTGCAGAAACTACTGAGTACAAAAAACTGAGTGAAGTTCCGGAAGTGGAAGTTATCCGGTTACGATCAGAGGATAAAGAGAGTTATATCAAATTGTTCAAAGCGGAATACGGTTACGAACCGTCCATATAAGAACCCCTAGCCCCTAAAGGGGAATAAGACGTATTTTATAACAAAATCAATAATTCACAATTAACAAAGATGAAAAAAGTATTAGTATTTTGCCTGGCCTTAATGGTCAATTTTCTGGCGGGGGGCGTTATGTTTGCCGCTGTGGGTATCGCTCCGGTTGTGGGTGGAATAGCCCTTAATGTAGTTGCAATCGTGTCGCCTCTGTTTGGTGCACCGGTTGGTGTATTGAGAGCCGGTGTTTTCACCGAAGTGTGGACAGGCGAAATGATAAAAGCATTCCGTAATTCGATGGAGTCAATTGGGTGGATTGCAAAGATACGCGATTACAGTCAGTACGCGGAAAATAATGTCATTCACTTTGTTGACTTAGGTGGTGATCCAACCGTA